TTCAAGGTGTTTGCCTGGCGTTCCTTTCGGGTATATCTTGACAGGCTGGCCTATGACTACACTGTCAATTCCCAAAGCCAAGTTCGACCGTCTGGTTTCCTCACTGACCGAAACATACCGGTTGGCGCCTGGCCTGAAATGCTCATCACCTATAAGGCCGTGTGAAATATAAACCTTCCGGGCAGGATTGCTTTTGATTCGTTCAAACTGTTCGTGGTGGGATACTATGATTAAGTCATATTCTTCGTTTGGGTTTGGATCTGTGGTTGCAATAACATCATGCCCCATGGCCCCCAAAGTATCCGTAACACACCTCATAAACCGGCCTGATCCCCCTTCATATGCCGTGCCCTTAACGTATCTTGCTGTTACAAGTATTTTGAGTTTCCCGTTCATAAAAAACTATCCCCCTTATAGTAAGTTCCCAAACACTTCTTCCTCAGTGAAATCACAGTTGTACTTTTCGTTCAGTTTTCTAATCGATCTCTTGCGGAGTTTTATCCGAAAATATCTTATCTTTGTTGCTAACCATACCATCACGTTTAACCCTTAAACCGATTGTTACAATTGTTTTTCTAAAAACTCTATACTCTCTTTATTGTCAGCCATATCCCTTAGAATCCTCATGGCTGAATTTTCGTTAGCGGTTTCATCAAGCCTACTTTGAAGGCGTTGGATTTCATCGTAATGTTCCTTTATTGCCCCTTCTACGGTATATTTAGGATATTGCCCTTCAACTTGATCAACCGAGAATTCCCGTATCTGTTCACCGAAAGCTGTAATGTCAATCATGGCCATTTTATTCCCCCTTATCCCTTAATCGATTCAGCGATCCCCAAAGTCTTTTACTTTCATAGATTCCGTTTCCCCAATCTATACCCAACCTCTTCAGCCGTATTCCCGGCCATGCAATCTCGGCAAAGCTCAATGTCTCTGGAATGGACTCTTTCGATAAGACTTAACTGATTTTCTCTTGCCGCCGTAAGGTCTTCACACGTACCCACAACCGCCTCATGCCGCCAATCCTGGCAACACAATAAAACGTCCCCATTGGCCGCTATTGGCATGGTTTGTGCCGGTATAATGCAAGGCGGATTAATCAACCGCTGTCTCTGGATAGTTTCAGGGGTGGCCTTGCAATTACCCGCCCGTGATGTAGCGATTTTCCTTGATCCTGCTGGCACGCAATCCACCACATCAAACAATCCCAAAACCGGGTCATCAATTATTCCGTTCGTGGCCGCTTCAAGGCTCACACCGGGGAGCATCTTTCTTGCGTACTCAATGCGCCATTTCATGTCAGGGTCCATAGTGGGTTCATAATGCAGCAGATACCCTATGCGGCCCCTGTACCTGTTGCCCTTGAGCCATTCAATGATTGTGCAATAGACATCAAGGATCATGCTTTCTGGTTCGCCCTGATATATGTCGTCAAATGGGCAATACCGGCAATGGCCGTTGCACGCGGTGATGGTTTGCAAGTAGACTATCTGGGGTAGTGGGATCATATTTATATCCTAATCCAATGAGGTTTTTGCTTCAAAGTCAATATGGAGTGCCCATACTTTTTCTGTTCCCGATACGGTGGTGAGTTCTTCAGGTACCGGCCCATACATATTCACTTCCTTCATCCAAACCATAGTTGACCCGGTGATAGTCAAGGGTTGCTCATCGAACAGGGTGTGTGCGTAATGGTACGCCAGTTTTATTTCACCAGAGCTTGAATTAGAAGAAAATATGGAAAGCTGCAATGAAAAATCGGTATATTCCTCAGAAAACGTTTTGTCTTTTGGTGCGCTAACGATGAAATAGACCGCGTAAGGCTTTGCTGCGGTATCCGGTGCCGACCCCTCGTAAAGACGCCCACCGATAGCGGTATAAAAAGAATTATGCGCTTCCCCAGTTAACGCCGTGAACCGTGAATAAAGGGCTTTCGTGAAATTGGTTAGGATGTCTGCATCAGGCATTATCTATTTTCCTTCTCACACCCGTTTTTCCTGAATCGCAAATCAATATCACCGTGCAAGGTTTCTCTTTCGATCTCTCCATTTTCATAATCAACGATTACTTTTCCGCTATCATCCGTCTTATACCTTGTAATCTCACCTTGCTCTTGATCTGCGGTAATAACTTTCGATACGAATTCACCGTCCAAGTAAGGGCATGCTTTATATGCCCACCTTGGATTGAATCCCGGGTCGTTTTTTTCTACTGAAAGTCTCATGCTATCCCCCTATAGTCTCTTCTGCCAAAAGCTCAATCTCACGACTCTCTTCCCGAAGATTGATCATTGATCTTATAGCAAAATACCGTGAACCGTACTTGATCCGAAATGACGGAAGCACCCCGGATAAATACCTAATCCTGATCCGGTGAGTCACGGTAAGTTGGTTCTGCATAGCCTCCATACGCTCCGTTGATTTCAGGGGCCAAATTGCGGCCCTAATCTTCGGCGCGTGTGCCTCCCATTCCACGCCATCTCCGTCAGGGTCGTCAATAGTCGCATCTTCCGTTGTGGGCCATGTCGGTTCAGTCGCTCCGCTTGTGCCTGCTCTGGTGGCCTTGTAATAGAAATTATTGTGGGTGTTAGGTTGTATAAGATCACCTAAAGCATACCCGGTGGCCGCTTCCCATTCATCATGATTTGTCCAATCAACCCACGTTGTCGTGAAATTGCCCATTCCGTCAGAAGTTTGGATTGGTTCCTGAAGGGTGATCACTCGTTTTAGGCTTCCGGCTTCCATGTGGGTATTTCCTTGGCAATTCTTTATTTGTTAACGCAGAGATGTATTGTTTTATTTTACGGTGACGCCAGTTTCGAAAATCTTTCTGTCAATTGTTTTCCCTGCATCATTCATGTAAATGACTTCACAAGGTTCGTTTATTTCGAATTTCCTCTCATCCTGCCCACCTACATCAAGGACCAAGAACCGGCACGGAGGATCATCACTTCCACCGGGGACTTTGTGCAATCCGACCCTTTGGCAATCATAAGTGTACTCATCTCTCGTTTCTCTTTTGATAATTCTTACAAACATAATTCTACCTCTCTTTCTTTTCTATCTCGCATCTCTGCGTTAACAACTTTCTTATTGACAAACGCTCCATTTTTTGCTATTAATGGAAGTGCTTAGTAACCCTGTTAGGTTTCGGCCTTGCAGCTCTGAAAAAGTCCCTTGCAGCCCTTTGACCACAAAGTAAAAAATGTTGTCGGGGGCTTTTTCATTTTTATCAATACCAAAGCCGATAGGGAGCAAGCAGGCAGTCAAACGCATCCAGAGTCGTCTTACTGATCCCTAAAAGGTTGATCTCCCTGTTTCGGTACATCTCTGCTACAAATAGCTTTATTGCAAGCAAGATTGTATCTGGAACGTCACTCCCTGCATCACCATAGCCCGTTACAAACGTTACGCATATGGGGTTCTGAACGGCCAGAGTAATCGAAGGGAAACTTTCCCCGTATTTTAAACAGACCCGACCCGGATCAGAATCCGTGTCAACCGTGAATTCGTCGTCTTCATCGAAATCCGTGTATTCCGTATCATCTGACCCCGTGTATGTGATGCTCGTCACCGATTGCAGCTTTCCGTATGGGATTATGATTTCACCGTTGCTAGGCCAATCCTGCAACCACATTTTCCATGTCTGGCTAATAAGTTTGCGCCATGTGATGTCTTCAACATGAATACGGGCCACCTTTTGCAAACTGGTGATATAGGTGTCGTCATCGGTGAATGAATCATCGACGTTCAGGTGTTTCTTAAGCCCATCCGATCCGGTCAAAAGCACGGGCTCAGCAGCCGGAGGTGTTACAATCGTTGTTATCATCATAATACCTTATGTAAAAGTGGGGAGCCTTGGGAAATCCGACCGGGAGATATCGGACTTATCAGGTGGGGGGACCCTATCCCAAGGCCGGGGGAAACCCTACTGGTCCAATTCCTCCCACATAAAACCGAACTGAGCCCCACTCGCGCCTGCCGCAGTGGTCGTGTCCGTTACCAAGGCCCTGCCTGGATCAAGAATAATGCTACCACCAAGATCCACCACATGAGGGACTTCAACAAACGTTGTGGTGGCGTTGTCGGCATGTTGGGTGATAATTTTTACAATCACCGGGGCGGTAATGGTCGCGCCTTCATCCGTATAGCATACCGAAGTGGCATAGCCTTCGCGGGTGCAATGGATAGGCGCATTGACATCGTCTGCAAACCCGGTATCATCCGTAACGGCTAGGGCCAAAATAAGCCCAGCGGCAGCAGCCGTAATAAAAGCATAGGAAAACTCATGGACAATAACTATTTTCCCACTACCGGACGGATTGCAAAGACCGAGACCGACAAATGTGGTGTTCAAGGTCGTGCTTGTAGTGACCATGTTGATATTGGCTGCAAAAAACAACCGACCCGCCATAGCAGCCTCAGCATATTTTCCGCCGTAGGCATGGGTTACAAGACTCCCCTGCTCATTAAGACGCAAAGGGCCGCTTGAACCGCTTGACAGGGATTGCGCTCCTACTTTTCCATACATAGCAATTCTCCTTTATACGGCTCTAAGGGCCGCTATTAATCTCAAGTCCTGTTCCCACGTCCCATCATAATAGACGTATTCCTCACCTGTATCTATGGCATGGAAAGTAGAACCCTCAGGAACATCGGTTGATGGTTTAGTGTCAGTCGAAAGACCATGCCAGCGCTTTATAGTGGTGACAAATTTTACTGTCATGATGTCACCCCCTTACAGAGCCGCTTCTGCATAGGCTCCAACAGACAATGGGATGTAAAAAAGATGTCCGGTTGCAGAGATCGTTGCGGCTTGTGTAGCATCCGATGCTTGCATACCGATAACACCTACCGTATTCGCCCCGGCAGCAGTCTCTCCGCCTACGATCCCTTTCATATAGCCAACGGTTGCATCACTGAGGCCAGCACTATCAGAAATTATTGCTTGTGTAGCCACCACTCCGCCGATATATGCGATACGCCCATGCGCTCCAAGTGACGCGATGCTATCACATTTGGCACACATTAGATTCAAAGCGATGACCGGGGTTGTGAATGTGACATAAAATGCAACTTGGGTTGCATTGACATCAGCGGCAGCAGTCAGTTCCACAAAAAGCTGCATAATTCCGATTCGTCCGTGAATGTTGAACAGGGTTGTATTGGTTCCACCTGTCGTGAAATTTGCCGCTACTAAAACGGCGTCCGTTGTCTTTACATGCATACCCGTAATCAGGTCTGCGATTCTTGCCCTTGTACTCGGTGCGTAATTTCCAGCGCCCATTTGTCAGGCTCCTTTCATGTTTAAAGAGTTTAGAGTGGCTATATTCCAAGCCACTCATAAATGTTATGCCAAGCAAGTCGGGATTCTGTTTCCAGGATACCGAGGATGCAAAATGGCAAATCCAGTCACGTTTCCGGTTGCACCCGTTGACGGGTCGGTATGGTTCACGGTCATCCATTCCTCATTGTTCGCCGTGTCCATTGCGGAAGCCGAAACTTCAATCACCAACATACGGTCAGTGTAGGTTCCGTGAGTGACGGTCACATATGGAGCAGCGGTTGTGACTACACCCCATGCGGCGAGAACATCGCAAGAAGTAGCACTCCCAGCAGTGGCAGTCCCGGTATCGGCCCCGCTAAAGGCATAATTGAATATCAGGGCAGAAGACAAAGCCGCTGCCGTAGTTCCAGAATACACGTAGCAAAGCGTAGAAGCGCCGCCAAGGGTATTGTACTGAAGAATGATGGTAGCGTGATGATAGCCCTTCATGTTCCAGCTATCGCTCGGCTGAACCGTGTCATGAGTGCTCAAATCATACTCATGATAGATGGGGACAATTTTGTAGTTTTCTGCTAAAAACATTGTTAATACCTCCATTTTTTAACCGGGGGATTAACCCCCGG